TCAATTCATGTTTTGTAATGTTACGTTACTTTCATTTATGTTTTCAAGCACTTCATCAATGAACAAAGAACGATAATGTGGGCACTCAAGAACGCCCTTGTTTCTGGCTTCCCGATACACTTTGGAGAACAACTTTGCTTTCTCCTTGTCAGTGGTCGGTAGTTCCTCTATGGGAGTACCAAGGAACCGGCATCCCCAACCTTTACAGGTGGGGGTAAGGGAGCAGTGTTTTGGGTTTTTCCACTGACATAAGCAGTTAGCAATTATATTGTTCATAATATCACAATAACATTAATCTTTGTGCTCATACATATCAATTGCCTTAAAGAAATCATCCTCATAATTATAGATGTCATCTAGATTCTCAATGATATGTTTTACATCTTTTTTGTTTTCATCAATAGTGGCTACATATTTAGTAGCTGTATTAAAGTACATACGACAAATAGGTTTACGGTTATTATCGTCAAGTAAAATGCTGAAGTAAGTCTGTGCATCACGGTATACTATACGAGATATATCCACTTTCTTTCTACAAATAGCTTTTACGATTCTGTATGCATCTAATTCCTCTTCTGTGGTAACAATCTTAGATTCTGTGATTGCTTCTGCTTCAGTATCTTCTGTTGTAGTTCCAGGATTCTTTGTTTGACTTTCCTCTACTTTGGAATCACTGACAGTCAAAGCTCCTTTCAAACGGTCATTAATAATATCGTTGATATGTGAAGAAATGGCGCGTTTAACCAAAGGTGTGAACTGATCTATTATGTTTTGAAGCATTCTACCATCATAAACTTTTGTGGCAAACATTTTTACGAAATCAGTACTAGGAGAGGAGAATTCTTCTTGTATGATAGCTTTTAGTTCTCCCATATATTTTAATTCACTAGCTGAGTTCAAAATATTGTCTATGTCAAAATATGATTTGTGGAATTTCTTCAATTCTTCAATTTGATTGTCTCTTAAATCAGTGATATCTACTTCCAGAAATGGCTTATCATCCATTATGTTAGGCTCTTTTAAATCAGTATAGAATCGGTAAATAATGCCATTGGTTAAAAGACCGAATTTAGCTTTTGATACATTGAAATAGCGTAACAGTTGGTTGTCATGCAGATTTAAGTCTTGTTTTCAATGTTTGCATTCAATCAAAAGAATAGGTTGGTCGTCTTTCATAATAGCATAATCAATCTTTTCTCCTTTTTTTGTACCGATATCACATGTCATCTCAGGAAGTACTTCCAAAGGATTGAATACATCATATCCGAGAGCATTAATAAAGGGCATGATAAAAGCATTTTTTGTTGCTTCTTCTGTCTGAATGTTTTCTTTCAGCTTTTCGATTCTATCTGCGAGCTGTTTAATAGTGTCTTTAAAATCCATAGTATTGGAAATATTAAAAGTTTATTATTATGTAAAAATTATTCTTCTATATTGTTGTGATTAGTTTTTTCATTCTCTGTTGCTTCTTTTTCAATAGCTTCTTTAATTAAGTTTTTGACTTTTGCCAAATCTTCATCTTCAGTATCTTCTTGGTAAATTATATTTTTTACGTTTCTATCGAAATAATAGATATAGTTACCAATTGTAGAATTACCTCCTTTTGTTTTGCATCTAAATTTGTGCGTAACTTTCCATCCATAGAATTCAGGCTTGATGTTTTGCGCAAGTTGTTTTATGGTATCAGATTGAGCATTCATTATTTCAATATATAAATTAGCCTTTTTGAGTTCTTTATCAGCTTTTTCTTTTGCTTTATAGTATTGTTCTCTTCCATATTCTGAATAAGAATCACTCCATATATCCATGCTGCTGTGTGCTTCTTTTATTTCCTTTAAAGCCTCATTTGCATCTTTCAAAAATTCATTGAGAATATATCCATATTTAATAATGACTGAATCAGTATAGACTGATAAAAAAGCACTATCTACTTTGGTTTCTATCGGCTGATAGCTCTCAAAATCATATAATGTTTTGAACATTTCATTTTTGATTATTTCCAATGCTTTTTCTTCTTTTGATTTACACCCTGATAGAATGAATATGGCAGTCAACGCCATGATAATTACATTTTTCATAATAATATTGTACTAATTTATAACTTTTAAATTGTATTTACCATCCTTTGTCTATTTGTATTTTGATGACTTTCCAAACAGACTTAATCATGCTTTTAGGAAGTTCTTCATCCGGTACATTGGCATTGTGAGATATACACCAGATGTATTCATTAGGATTTTCATTATAGCGTGATACTTCTTTAGTAATTCGGCGGCCATCGGTAAGTTCGATAACGAAAATATTACCATAACCGAAATATTCTTGCCAATTTAAGACTTGGCGAAGCAGTAAAAGGCTACCTGACGGGCAGGTAGGCACCATACTATTTCCAGATTGTATAATGCAAATGTCTCCTTCTTTGGCATCGGTGAAAGGGGCATATCCTTCTATATATTGGGGCTCCCCTATGATGGCATTCGGGGAGTGCATTCCCCCAACGCTATCAATATGTACGATAGGTATAAGCTTATAATCGTACTGAATTTCACGTGATTTAGGAGCATAATTTTTGTGTATAGTAATTTCATTTCCTGTTGGATATTCTCCGATGAGCATCTCTCCTTCTCCCGTTAACAACCAGTTTGTATTTAAATCATGAAAGAAATTAGATATTTTATCTATCGTTGAACGCCTGGTGTTGTCTCCCATTTTAGATACTGCGCCATTGCTTAATCCAACAGTCTTTTCAAACATTTGAACGGTTAAACCAGTATAATCAATAAAATGGGATAGTCGTTCTTTTAATCCAGCCATAATAGAGTTAATTAGAGTTAATATCTAAAAATAATTAGATTTGTTGTTTGTTGAATTAGATATTAAATCTATCTTTGCAACATCAACAATGACAACAACAGCAAAGTAAGCGAGTTTTGTCGAGATAACCAAAAAAACAATATACCTAAAAAGGAGTAAGACAATGAAAAAGTACGATTTACGCAAGATTATGAAAACGGCTCATGAGATATACAGAAAGTATTTCAAGCTATACCAGCTTACTCACGGGGTACAGACTTTCGGTGACTGCATGAAAATTGCTTGGGCTAATGAAAAGAAGCGTATCGCTGATGAAGAAGCAAGAAAAGCAGAGAAAGAAGCCATGCAAGCTGCTTTAATACAACCGGAAAGAAGAAGTACTTACGATTGCTTCAACGCTCCATCTTCCGCCTACTACAATCCAAACAGCAAAGGTGCTTTCGGTTCTCGTTACGTAGGCGACTAAATATAAACAAAGCTGCAGAAAAGGTCAGTGCTATACCGGTGACAAAAGCCGCGAGGGTTCGTGATAGCAAGCGAACACTTTACCCTTCACCGGGCAGCTTTCCCAAAATTGATAAACTTAAAACCAAAAGATATGCTACAACAAGAATTTGAAGAGAGAACAGGATTAAAGTTATCGGTTGACGGTTATGCCGAGGTTGAGGAATGCTACGTGAATACAGACCTTGATAAAGACGCTTTTTGTAAGCTGTGGATTGAGAATCCAACCGTACTTAAAGAGATAGAGCGAAAAACTGTATTAGTACGTGAGTTATACGAAGAGCGTAAATGCCTCTCTAATTTCTTGATAGACCAAGCTGAAAAATGGAGCGCAAGCGATTTGAGAGAAAAGGCAATCTCAATGATTGGTGAACGTGAATATCTCAGAAGAAAGATTGCTAAAGGCTACAATCTTTGGGAAGCGGATAAAGAGTTGCTTTTGGATATTCTGAAAAAGTAGAAATAAATCTCTATCCGGTCTTTGAGCCTATCCTTTGATGGGAGATAGAGAACAAGATGGAGTGATTGCCCTAAGTAGTCCGTTCCAGAAAGCGATACTGGCGCTTACCCTCAAACCCAACATAGAGGACGCGAGAGATACCCGGAGTAGCAAGAATTTGCGATGATGTCTGAATGGGAGTTCAGAACGAGCGAAAGATTTGCAACGGTGCGAAATGAGAAGCCGACACGCCCCGAACGGTCATGTAGTGAAGTACAGTAGCTGATAACTCCGTTGAGAAGAGCAGAGAGAGCTTATCGGGGCACGAATATTAATTAAAAATAGAGAGAAAATGAATGAAATAATAGATTACATTAAAGATTCGCCAATCGAGTATGCGATTGATGCATTGTCAGTGAATTTTGTGTTGCAAACACTCCTCTCAATAGTATTACTTCCCTTTATATTATACCTTTTTTGGAAAGTTTTTAAAGAGTTGTTTCGAGGAAGGCGTAATAATTATGGTAAAAAGATTAACCTATGAAAGCAATTATAGAAAAGCAAGTAAGCATACTTCCTGAGAATGGTAGATTTGTCAGTAAGAGCGATACCGGGAGAGAACCTTGTATAGTAATTATCAAACTGTTCTCAATCCCGATATACAGAAAAGAAGTGATTATTTCCAAATGAGTTTTAGTAACTCAGAATAGGGAAGTTTGGTTATAATACGCTTCAAATAACCTTCGAGGAAAGAAATTTCGCAACCACCTTCTTTTAAAGGATGTACACTTTGAATAGCATCAAGATTAATGATACATTTTTCCTCGTTAACAGGGATTTCAATGAATTTACTCATACTTACTTAATTTTTAGATTTTGCACTCCAAAGTTAAGTAAATCTCCCGAATAAAGCGTGATGCCGCCAATCGAATTGGTTCGGGAGAACTCAAATATTAATCATTAAAATTTTATAGTAATGAAAAAGAAAATAATCACAGAGAACTACACTCCGGCTTTGAGAGATATGGAAGTAGGAGATATTCTTACTTTCCCAGTGAAAGCGAAGCCTTCAATCAAAGGAACAATAATTCCTCGGTTAAGAGAGGAATTTTGTGTTGAAGGCGCAGACTGGAAAGTAGGAGAGACTGATAAGAAAAAAGGTCTTTTTGATGTAGAAAGGGTTGCGTGATGATTTCCCTTTCTCCTGCGGAAATGCTTGTTGCAAATGAGTATTGCAAGGGACTTGCCGACAAAGAGGTAGCAAATAATCTGAGTAAGTCTGTTTGGACTATCAAGACGCAGAAGCGGACTATCTATCGAAAGTTGGGCATATCCAAAGATACCGAATTGCTTCTGTATATGATTTGCGACAGATTGAAACGCAATTTTGATTTGAACGAGTTACGGAAGCATGGACTTGAACTTTTATTCTCCATTCTTTTCGTAGTGATGCAAGTTACTTGTAATGATATTGATTTGCGGAGAATGAAAACACCCTCACGAGCACGTACTGCAATGCGCTATATAAGAATAGGGGGGCGGAGTAATAATAATTTTAATTTTTGGGCAGCATGATATATGAGGTAAACGGTAATTTACGCAGTTCCATGTTGATTGATGGGACGGCGGAGGCAAGATTGGCAGATATACTTACCATCATGGATAAGCGTACCTTTCCTAAGAGAGAATCAGAAAGAATAGTAGGTGGGCCAGGTAGATTGAAAGCTTTGGTAAATTCTCGAAGAGTGAGAGTTGAATATAGACCTAATGGACGAAGTTATTACAACGCTTCGGATGTGTTGAGTTTTGCGAAAGTAAGAAAAGGAAGAAGCCATGAAAAGAATAATTCTCAACGTGCTATTGCTTAATGTACTGGCTTTGCCTTGTTTGGCAATGTTCAACGGATCTGACCCGGTAACGGGAGAGTGGAACTATACTATTAACCTTTTTGGTATAGTGTATTCGATTTGGTTTTATCATAATGTGTTGAAGAAAATAATAAAGATATAAACCTCAGCGGAGGAAGTGTATTACATAAAACTTGTTTAGTTAGACTACTGCCGGCAAGGTCTGTGAAGATATAGCGGGCAGAAACGGGTAATTAGCTCAGTCAGGTAGAGCGGTACATGATTATTTAATGTTGGTAATTTGTCATGGTATTATTTAAAGGTTTCATTCATGTACAGGTCGTGGCGTTCAAATCCCACATTACCCACGAGGATAATCCTCTATTTATTAACCAATAATGCCGGCGAAAAGGACGTCGTAGGGAGAATGCCCCTATTTGAGTTTTATACTTTAAACTATCTTGTTAACTACCCTTCCCGGTGTGGCTTGGCCGCCTATCCGGGAGCAATGCCCAAGCGAGGGCAGATATAGTTTAGTATTTTTATTTGGTTGTGCTGAGGTGTTCTGTCTGTGAAGATAGTACACCTTTTTCTTATTCGGGAGTTCGGTGTAATGGCTAACACACCTCATTCGAGGAGACTGGCGGTTCGAGTCCGCCAACTTCCACGATATTTTTTTATTAACCACATAAATTTTATCATTATGAGTTTGATTAAGAAACCTAACGAGCTGACCGTTAAGACTACATTGTCAGCGCTGATTTATGGACAACCGGGTATGGGTAAAACGACATTGGCATTATCTGCCCCCAACCCTGTGCTTTTCGATTACGACGGCGGTATTCACCGTGTCAATGCGGCTCATCGTGTACCCACTGTTCAGATTACAAGCTGGGATGAAACGAATCAGGTACTTGCTTCTGAGGAAATCAAAGAGTTTGATACGATTGTGATTGATACCGCCGGAAAGATGCTCTCTTTCATGGATAAGGCTATCATGGCAGCGAACCCGAAAATGAAGAAAGCTGACGGAACTCTTTCATTACAGGGGTATGGAGTGAGAAAGAATATGTTCATCAGCTTTGTAAATCAGGTAACCTTAATGGGTAAGTCTGTAATCTTCGTGGCCCATGAACGGGAAGAGAAAGTCGGTGATGAAAAACAGATACGCCCGGAGATTGGCGGTTCATCTGCCGGCGACTTGATTAAGGAACTGGATTTAGTCGGTTATATGGAAGCCATTGGCAAGGATAGAACAATCTCCTTTGATCCGTGCGAGAAGTTCTACGGTAAGAACACCTGCAATCTTTCTTCACGTATCAAGATACCTGTCATTATTGATGCTTCCGGTACCATTACGGGAAAGAATGATTTTATGACGAACATTATCAATACCTATAAAGAGTATCAGACAAAACAGACAGAGTTATCTTCAGAATATGATAAGGTTCTTGAGGTTATTCGTGATACAGTGGAACAGGTGACCGATATGCAGTCGGCCAATGAGGTACGGGAAGCGATTGCGGGAATGAGCCATATCTTTGATACTAAGGTACGGGCCGGTATGATGCTTAATGAAAAATGTAAGAAGCTTGGATTAAAGTTTAATAAACTCAGCAATAAATATGAACCGGCAGCCTAAGTACAGATTTTATCCGTCGCTACTCGATAAGTTCGAGCAGTATCTACGGGCTGATGAACAGGTGGAAAGCTTCTGGAACATTGACAACGAAACGGGGGAGTATAAGAAAAGTCCCGAAGAAATTGAAGCGGAGCTCAAGCAAAGCCTGCTTGATACAATAAACCGCGTTCCGTTTGAGAGTGAGGCGGCCGATAAAGGGACAGCATTCAATGCTGTCATTGACTGTTATATCCACAGGAAAAAACATATTCCAAGCGAACGGGAACCATATACCATTGTCGGTGATGAAGAAACCAATATTATTCAGGTTGACTTCCCGCCTACGGATATAGCACCTGCCCGTCATTTCCTGTTTGACCGGGCATGGTGTATTGAGCAGTCGAGATATTTTGCCGGTGCATTGTCCCAGGTCTTTGTCTCTGCCATTATCTCCACCCGTTACGGTGATGTGGAGCTTTACGGGTTTATAGACGAACTTCTCCGGGACATTGTCTATGACATCAAATCAACATCCAAATATGATTTCGGTAAGTATGAACATGGATGGCAGCGGCATGTATACCCTTATTGCCTGATTGCTTCCGGTCAGATGGAGAGTGTGAAAGCTTTTGAGTACACTGCTTATCAGTTGAAGGGTGGTACGAGCCGTACACCGTTAATCAGCGGAACGCAGTACCCGGAATACTACACCTATAACCACGAACAGACGGTTAAACTGTTGACCGCCCACTGTGAGCATTTCATAGAGTTTTTGGAAGCTAACAAGGAACTTATTACAGACAAGAAAATCTTTGGGTTAGAGTAATGGCACAAGAAGCAATTTTAGAAAAGGTTAAGGGTGAGGTACACATGAGCAAATCTTTTGACTTCATGTGCTCCCAACTTCGTAATGGTCGGTATCGTGTGAAAATCGAACGGTTCACAGAGCCGCGGACATTATCGCAGAATGCTCTTATGTGGCTTTGGTTCACTTGTATTGAGCAGGAAACGGGGACGGATAAACAGGATGTACACGACTATTACTGTAACCTTTTTCTTAGAAGAGCTTCCTATATCAAAGGTAAAGAAACGGTTATCGCCGGAAGCACCTCGAAACTCAATACAGTGCAGATGACTGACTTTCTGAATAAGGTACAGGCCGATGCCGCTGCCGAACTGGGAATAACACTCCCTCTTCCGGCTGACCGCTACTATAACGAATTTATCAACGAATATCAAGATAGGAGATAGAAATGAATATCACAAAAGCAAAAATAACGAAGGACAACACGCTTGTTGCCACTTTTAAGAACGAGAATGAGGATAATGTGACTGTTGAGGGAAAGAATCTTATTCATAAGGATTTACGTGCTGCATTCGATGAACTTATTCCTCACCTTACTTTCCTCTGTGAGCAAAAGGAAGCTGACGGCAAAGATTCCATAGATGAATTGCCGGAAGGAATCTTCTCTACATTCGAGGTTACCGGTTACAGTATCGGTGGCTCTGAGGATAATACCGGTGTTACTTTAGCCGGTAAACGCTTTCTCAAAAGTAAAAAGGTACTCAATCTTATTGCACCGTTTACCATGTTCAACAATGAGAACGAGGAATACGAACACGCCTTTGAGCTGCAGCAAGCCATTGATGCTTGTAATTATGAAGTAGAACAGTACCTGACTGCCAAGAAGTGGGCGGTGGTTCAACAAGAACTTCCGTTTGATGAAAGCGCTCCGACTGATATAGTGGCTGACCCAGTAGAGGGCGCCGCTTTTGAGGAGGAAGCTAACGAGTTCCTCAAACAAGTGGCGGAACAGACTGGTACTACTTTGATTGTGAACGGTAAGAAAGTAAAACCGCGTCATTCACGCAGTAAGAAAGTTAAAGAAACGGCAGCTTGATTATGGCAGCACCTTTTTGTATCACCAAATACCCGGACGGTTTCAAACTTAAATTCATGTATCATCCGATGCTGATTAAATGTGTGAAGAACATCCCGTCAGTCAAGGCAAACGCTAAAAAGGCTTATCTTTTTAATGAAAAAGCCTGGTGGGTTGACCTTGCCGATGAATGGTATGTCAACACTATGGCAAATTGGGCGGTACAATATGGATATTGCGGATCGGTACAGCGGTCGGAGCAACGAAAAGCTGATATAACTTTTGACATTGCTCCGATGCCGCAACTGACCGTACCCCATGGATTACTCCTTGAACCATACGATTATCAGAAAGAGGGCATTGCATACGCTTTGTCTCATAAACGGTGTATCTTCGGTGACCAGCCGGGACTCGGTAAGACGTTACAGGCAATAGGTACGGTAACGATTGCGAAATCTTACCCCTGCCTTGTCATATGCCCGGCCGCACTTAAGATAAACTGGCAACGTGAGTTCAAGAAGTTTGCTGGAAAACAGGCTTTAATTCTTGATGATAAGAACTAAAATACTTGGCAGCGCTTCATTGAAACCAAGTGCTGTGATATTTTCATTACTAACTATGAGTCGCTGAAAAAGTTCTTTGTTCTGGACGTTAAGGATGATGTACGGTTTACGATGAAATCAATCTCTTTTGACCCTCGTATAACGCTTTTCAAATCAGTTATTATTGACGAGTCCCATAAATGTAAGTCTACCAAGACCCAGCAAAGTAAGTTTGTTGAAGGTATCTGCAAAGGTAAGGAGTTTATTCTTGAACTGACAGGAACACCTGTTGTGAATGATAACACAGACCTTATACAACAGCTTAAGATAATGGGACGTCTGGAAGACTTCGGCGGGTATAAGACATTTACCGAGCGCTTCTGCAACGGACCGAAGAAAGCATCCAATCTGAAAGAACTGAATTGGCGTCTTTGGAATACATGTTTCTTTCGGCGTGAGAAAGCAAAGGTATTGACCCAACTTCCGGACAAGACTCGGCAGTATATCGAAATGGATATAACTACGCGGTTGGAATACGAAAAAGCGGAGAGTGACCTTATACAATATCTTCGTGTGTTCAAGAATGCGGACGATGAGAAAATCGCTAAGTCCATGAGGGGAGAGGTTATGGTAAGGATGGGCATTTTGAAAGCCATTTCCGCTCGTGGAAAAATCAAGGCGGCTGCCGAGTTTATTCATGACGTTATCGATGGGGGAGAAAAGCTGATAGTATTTGCTTATCTGAAAGAAGTAGTAATGGAACTGAAAAAGATGTTTCCTCAAGCAGTAACGGTTACAGGTGAAGATAATGCTACCCGGAAACAGATGGCTGTAGATGCTTTCCAAAATAATCCAGATTGTACACTTATTATTCTGAACTACAAATCAGGTGGTACGGGGCTTACGCTGACTGCTTCCAGTCGTGTGGCCTTTATTGAGTTCCCATGGACGTTCAGCGATTGCGAACAGGCGGAAGACCGGGCACACCGTAACGGCCAGAAGAATAATGTCAACTGTTACTATTTCCTTGGAAAGAATACCATTGATGAATATATGTATGATGTCATTCAGCGGAAGAAGGGTATAGCTAACGGAGTGACCGGTACTGATGATGTAGTTAAGGAGAATGTGATAGATATGGCTATGGACTTATTCAAAGGTAGATTATGAGAAAGAAACAAACTACACCGCAATCGGAAAGTCAGATACAGCATAGTTGTCTGACTTGGTTCCGGCATCAATATCCGTTTTTGAGTCGCATGCTGTTCGCTGTTCCTAACGGTGGGAAACGCGATGCCCGTACCGGCGCTCAGATGAAATACGAAGGTGTTTTACGCGGAGTTGCCGATTTGATACTTCTTATCCCTAAGAAAGGTTTTGCGTCTCTCTGTATAGAGATGAAAACTCCGAAGGGGCAACAGAGAGAGGAACAAATTGAATGGCAGAGAGAAGCGGAAAAGTATCGAAATAAATACGTTATCTGCCGTTCTCTTCAAGATTTTATGAACGAGGTTAATTCCTATCTACGATGACTTATATTGAACTAATCAATAATTTTTGGAATGTGAGGCGTATTAGACCGATGACAAGTTACGAGGCTGATTTATATTTTTATCTTCTGAAAGAATGTAACTCGAGAAACTGGACTAATCCGTTCGAATTGCCGACGAGAGATGTAGAGTATGCTCTATCCATCTCACGCAAAACAATTTGTGACCTGCGCAACAAACTCCAACAAAAAGGATTGATTTCTTTTAAAGAGGGGAATAAACGTGGTGGAAGTGCCATTTATACGATAGTTTATGTTACCTGTGGAAACATAAGTGGTAACATAAACGGTAACATAAGTGGTAACATAAATGGTAACACTATAATAAAGAATAAGACAAAGACTAAGAATATAGGAGGAGATAACTCTGACGAGTTATTCCCACCGGAGCCACCACCGAAAAAGAAGCCGCCTAAAACCAAAGTGGAGTTTATACCACCAACCGTCGAAGAAGTGAGAGAGTATTTCCGGGGCAAACTTCCCAACTGGGAACTACAAGCGGATATTTTCTACAATCATTTCTCCGGTCTTGGTTGGAAAACAGCCACTGGTGCCAAGGTTGAACGTTGGGACAGCCGGGCCAATCTTTGGATAATCGAAAAAAAACAGCAAGGTAATGGAAAAACAGAAACCCAAGGACAAAACGGTCGGGATGCTGATAAAGCAGCAAAGGCAAGAAACCTCATTGCGGAGTATGCGGCCATCGAGCAGGGATATGATGCTGTCGGCCATCAAGCAGAGATACCCGACCTTTAGCCAAGCCTCTGCCGCATATTCGACATCGCTCCAGCCGATACTTCTTGCCGACCTTGATAAAGCGTACAGTGAGAAGTCCCCCACGTTGTCAGACCTTGAACGGATGTACGGTGACGGCTCCTCGGCTTTATGGGCAAAGACGCAGCTACTGACTATTGATTTTGCCTCTGCCACAAAAGAGAGTGCTGATGAAAATGCTTTGAACGAGTTCTCAAACTTGTTTGTAAGGCAGTACCACTACATCAAACTGACCGAATTCATTCTATTTGTCGCCCGGTTCAAGCTGGGTAGATACGGTAAATTCTACGGTTATTTCGACACGATAACTATTGGCGAGGCTTTCCGCAAGTTCCTCAAAGACCGGTCGGATGAGCTGGATATAATCATCCGGAACCACAATAACCGGACACAGGAGCAACAAACACCTGTAGAGCGGAATCACCAACCACCCGACGACTTACGGGCAAAACTCAAATTAAGATGAAAGACATAAAACTGATAGCGACTATTCTGTCAATTCTGACAGCGTATGCCGCTTTTTATTTTGTCTGCTACTGGATAGCGGACTATTGTTTAAGGACTTATTTGTAACGCAATTATGGAAAACAAAACTTTCAAAGAAGCTATCAAGAGTTATCTTGATAAACGTGCCAGGACTGACGAACTGTTTGCCAAGTCCTACGCAAAGGAAAACAAGAATTTGGACGAGTGCTGTTCTTACATCATGGGGGAAGCCCAGAAGCGAGGCAATGCTGTATGTATTTCTGATAACGAGGTATTTGGTATGGCCGTACACTATTACGACGAGGACGACATAAAAGTCAATAAACTTCCTGCCGGCACGAGAACCGTCACTTCCATTTCACCCAAGTCGGTGAAGTTGACTGAGGAAGATAAACAGAGGGCTCGTGAGGAAGCGATTAAACGTCTTACAGAAGAGCAATATGCCTTGCTCAAGAAAAAGCCGTCACGGGGAAAGAAAGAGGCAACAGAAGTCCAACAGATGTCATTGTTCTAAACCATGAAACCACGTACTAAATTACAAAAGGAAGTCGCCGAGCTGAGTGAAAAGTTGGGTGAAATCTCCGAATCTCCCAAGAATTGGGCGAAAGAACATCTGTTTGCTCGCACTGCGTATAAATGTAAGGATGAACTTTGGTGTTCAGAATGTGGTAAGATGTGGATAAATACCGATAATAGCGAATTGGGTACTATCCTTTTGGGTAATAAGACCGAATGCCCTTATTGCCACCATAAATTGGATGTAACGGTCAGTCGTAAGAGCCAGAATAAAGAGGAAATCTACATGGACATACTGCAAGTTGTAGGTAACTTTCAAGTTATACGCCATGTCCTGTGTTGTAAGTATTCTTGCAAAAGTGGTTTTCGTGAGCATCCGATATCAAATCCTTATTACAGTTTCTTTGAGACTGTTCAGGAATGGATTGCAGTTAATGGCAAACGTACCATTATCGCCAGGCCTATGAATATGGGTGGCAATGGATGGTTGTATAGTGAGCCTTTGAGTATAAAGAACGAATACGGTAGCGGTTATTACAGTTATGGAGATGTATACTCTATACATGGATGGTTATATAGCAAGATAGAGCTTCTCCCGGAATTAAAGAAACGCGGTATAGGCCGGAATTTTCCCGATGTCAATCCGTCGAGGCTTATACGATCGCTCTTAACCGGTAACAATGATGCCGAACTCTGTTTGAAAACAAAGCAGATGGCAATGCTTAAGCACATGGCTAAAGAGGGGTATTATCAGCTTCGATACAAGCCGTCTTTCAATATCTGTAATCGTAATCATTACATCATCAGGGATGTCGGTATGTGGAATGACTACATCGACTTGCTGCTCTATTTCAAGAAAGACGTACGTAACGCCAAATATGTCTGTCCTAAGAACCTGAAAGCCGAGCATGATTTGCTAATGAATAAGAAAAGAAGCATTGAAGCAAAGCTTCGCAGGGATAGGGAAAGACGGGAAGCAATCCGTCGTGAAAAGGAACGTAGAGAGAACATCATTCAGTTTTACAAAAGAATGGAGAAGTTCTTCGGTTTGGAGATTACGGACGGAAGTATAACTATCCGTCCATTGGAAAGTATAACCCAGTTCTACCAAGAAGGGAAAGCAATGCACCATTGCGTATATACGAATGGGTATTACAAGCGTAATGATTGCCTTATCCTTTCTGCTCGTATCGGGGAAAAACGCATCGAGACGATAGAATTGTCTCTGAAAACTCTTGAAGTAGTCCAATCCCGTGGTGCATGTAACCAGAATACAGAATACCATAAACGTATCATAGGACTTGTCAAAAAGAACATAGGTTTAATTCGTAATAGATTATCAGCATGAAACATATTATCCGAAAAATAGAATACATCAC